GATGACATCGTTGCAGCTGATGACTTTGCTTCGGCAATCTTGAGAACGCCTGAAGCAGAATTCAAAACCAAGCGCCTCAACATTTGGACTTCCACTTCCGATGCCTGGCTTCCGCATGGTGCATGGGATGCAATCGCCCATGATCATGAAATTGAAAATGGCAAGGACATCGTTCTTGGCTTTGACGGTTCTTTCAACGGTGACTGCACTGCCATCGTTGCAATTTCAGTGGAGGCAGTTCCTCACATCATGCCAGTGGCAGTGTGGGAAAAACCTGAAGAAGCTGGAGCCGATTGGCAAGTGCCAGTGCTAGAAGTTGAAGAGGCAATTCGCGAAGCGGCAAAGCGTTGGCAAGTTTTGGAGATTGCCTGCGATCCATACCGTTGGGCAAGAACTTTTCAAATACTGGAAGAAGAAAATCTGCCAGTCGTAACCTTTCCACAAAATGCAGCACGCATGACACCGGCAACAACAAGATTCTTTGAAGCCGTTGTCAATAAGCAAATCACTGCAATTCCTGACCCGCAGTTGGCTCGTCACGTTGGCAATGCCACTTTGCGAGTTGACCAACGCGGTTCTAGGCTTGCAAAAGAAAAGCGCGGTTCGTCAAAGCGTATTGACTTGGCAGTTGCCTCAGTGATGGCGCTTGAACGCGCTGCATGGTGGCATTCGCAAGGTGGAGTTCTTCCACAAATTTTCGACCCCTGGTCAATGAATAATCAAGAGGAGGTTCCAAGTGTCTGGTCTAATCACGACAACGATTGAAATCTTTGGCGCAATTCTCATCACAGTTGGAATCGGAATGATTCTTGGAGTCGGTGCTGCATTGATTACTGGGGGAATTCTAATTCTCACAGGAAGTTTTCTAGCAACACGAGCAGGAGTTGTTGAATGAGTATCTTCACACGCGGATTCACCGTAGGGCGCTACCCACAGTTCAACAACTATGTCTCACCGCTGAGCCAACTCTACGGTCAGACATCAATGACATCGGCTGCTGGCGAGCGCATTGATGAATGGACTTCTTTAGGTGTCTCAGTTGTGCTCGGTTGCGTGTCGCTTCTTGCTGACTCAGTTGCTTCCATGCCACTTCGTGCTTACAAAATTGACAAGAACGGCAAGCGAGTCATGGTTGATTTGCCTGATGTATTGGCTGACCCTGACCCTGAATCCAACACTTATGAATTGATTCATCAGATGATGGCTTCAATGGCTTTGCATGGAAACTCTTACATCAAGATTGACCGCGACAGAACTGGTCAGATGATTGGGCTTGTCCCATTGCATCCATATCAAATGCAAGTGTTGCCAACTGGCGACATGACAGGTCGCAGATATTTACATCTTGGCAATGAAATGAATCGTGAGGATATTCTTCACCAACGCTGGTTCACTCCACCACAATCTTTGGTCGGCATCTCGCCATTGAATCAGACTCGCAATCTCATTGGCTTGGCACTTGCAATGGATCGTCACTTGGCTCAATTCTATGGAGAGGGCGCAACGCCATCTTCAATCCTTGAAACTGACCAAAAGTTGAATTTGGAACAGGCGCGAGTTATTCAGGCAACATGGGAATCAACTCATCGCCGTCACCGCAAACCTGCCGTTCTCTCTGACGGTTTGAAGTGGCGACCAATTACAACTTCGGCAGCTGATTCAGAAATGACTGCAACTCGTGAGCAAATCATTCGCGACATCTCACGCATCTTCCGCGTTCCATCGCACTTGATTGGCGCAAGCGGAGACAATCAGACTTATCAGAATGTTGAGCAGGCTTCATTGAACTTCCTGACTCACACAATCGCTCCTTGGATTCGCCGAATTGAAATCTCAATCTCAAAGATTCTTGACCCAGGAGTCGATGTTGCATTTGATACTTCAACCCTGCTTCGCATTGATGCTTTGACTCGTGCTCGTGTCAACATGATCAATGTGTCAATGGGCGCTCGCACACCAAATGAAGTTCGCCAAATTGAAGGCATGGAACCATTTGTCGGCGGCGATTTATTCAATCAGGCACTTGCTGGCAATGTAACGGCAGGCGGTCAGAATCCTTCACTTGGACAAGATGCTGACCCTTCAGCTCCAGTGATGGGAGTTCTTGAATAATGGCTCAAACATTTCGAGTGCCACCGACAGTTTTGGAAATAGCGCAGGGATTAGATACGCCACTTGCACAAACTGTTCGTTCAAGTGAATCAATCAATCTTGAAACAGTTATCCAAATCCGTTCTCAATGGGGAAGTGAATGGGCAACCAATATCATCGAAAAAATCTTGCGTGATGCAACGATGGTCTATAAGGAGAACAACATGGCTGACATGAACCAAGTTCCGGACTTGAATGAAGAACTGACAGAATTGATGGCTGATGTTGTCAACTTCTACTTCCGCGCTCATGGCGCTCATTGGAATGTAAAGGGCAGCGACTTTAGCGAGTATCACAAACTCTTCAATGAAATTTATGAAGATGTATATGGCTCCATTGATCCAATTGCTGAAAACCTTCGCAAACTTGGTTCACTTGCACCATTCACGCTTCCATCGCTGATTGCACTTCGCTCCATCGATGATGCGCCAACAACTTTGCAAGAGCCAATGGCACTTGCCGCTGATTTGCTTGCAGCCAATGATGTTGTGATTGACCAAATTTCAGATTCATTTGATTGTGCAACTGCTTACGGTCAACAAGGCGTTGCAAATTTCCTTGCTGATCGCCTCGACAAGCATCAATTCTGGAAGTGGCAATTGACTGCCTCTCTTGGTCAGGAAGTTACGCAACCATCTCCCGACCCAGTCAACGCTCAAGGCATCGATGCCGATGATGTTGAAGAACAAGATGAGGGCATGACAATGCCAATGATGATGGTCATGGGTCGTTCGGAAGAATTATCTGATGAGGAACGCGCCTCAGCTGCAAGAATTGGCGAAGGCTCATTTGTATCTTGGAACACAAGCAATGGTCGCGCCAAAGGTAAAGTCGAAAAGGTTGTGACCAAAGGACAGGCAAAATCATCTGAAGGTTTTATCCTTGAAACAACTCCTGACCTTCCAGCATTTGCAATTCGCATTTACAAAGAACAGGGAAATGGTTGGGTTCCAACCGATGTTGTCTCAGTCCATCGCAGTGACATCCTCACAGTAATTACTGCTCTTCCTGCTCCACGATCTGAGGATGTGTCAATGATTGAAGAACGCAAAACCGCAATTCGTTCAGCTGAGCGCATCACAATGAACGCTGAAGTTCGTGCAATTGCAACTGAAGATGGCACATTGAAAATTTCAGGATATGCCGCGACTTTCAACAATGAAGCAACTGGCTTGAACTTTCGTGAAGTGATTGCTCCTGGCGCATTCAAGCGCACACTGCAATCTGAAAACCCAATTTTCCTTCTTATCAATCACGACATGGAACAGTTGCCACTTGCATCAACTCGCTCAGGAACTTTGGTTCTTACTGAGGACAAAGTTGGACTTCGCATGGATGCAACTCTTGATCCACTCAACCCACGCGCTGCCGAACTTGCTTCGGCTCTATCTCGCGGCGATGTTGACAAGATGTCATTTGCATTCACAGTTGCTCCTGGCGGAGATACTCGCTCGGAAGGACTTCGCACATTGACCGACCTTGACCTTTATGAAGTTTCAGTTGTGAATCTTCCAGCTTACGATGCAACCTCAGTTGGTCTTCGTTCCGAGCAAGAAGAAAACCTTGACATCCGCAAGCGCAAACTTGCACTCAAGTTCAAACACTATTCGCTGACCAAGTAGTCAAGCGATTGCCCCCTGCGCTTCTGCCCAGGCGGTTTCCACATCCAAATCAACCCTGAGAGGAGACACAATGTCTCTAGTTTCAAAACTCAAGGAACAACGCGATGCCGCAGTTGCAGAAGCAGATGCAGTTCTTACTGCTGATGATGTAACCGCTGAAGCACTCGATGCTGTTTCCGCAAAGCATGACGAAATTGCAGCTCTTGACGAGCGCATTGCAACTGCTGAAAAAGTAGAAGCACGCACTGCCGCAATTGCTGAATCTCGCAAGGAAGCCGGAATCAAAACTTTCGGTTCAACAACAATCACTCGCGAAGAGATGACATACGACAAGAATGGCAAGAACTCATTTGTTCGCGACATGATTGGCGCACAACTTCGCAATGACCGCAGCTCATGGGAGCGCCTCAACCGCCACCAAGCAGAAGTTGCAGTTGAAACTCGCGACATCTCACGCACTGATGGTGCTGGTGGAGATTTCGTTCCTCCAATTTACTTGATCAACGAATACGCAGAGTTCGCAAGAGCTGCGAGAGTGACCGCTGATCTTGTCACGAATATGGCACTTCCAGCAGGAACTGACTCAATCAACATTCC